ATCACTAGTATTTGCTGTTTGAGTTGCACATCCTCCTATTTGACCAGCACCATACCAAGCACCACCTCCAGAACCGCCACCTTTATTCATTAAATTACTGTTACTGTCATCTGCTCCTGAAGCACCCCCTCCTTTTGCAGTTAATGTTCTACCACCTCCTGTAACAACAGAGTCACTTCCTGTTCTAGACATAAATGCTCCTGCACCTACAGTAATAGTATACTCAGTACCAGCAACCATTGGAAATGCACTATCAATAAAAATTAATCCACCAGCACCTCCTCCAGCACCCCTACCTCCTTGAACTGTTTTTGTACTACCATCAGCCTGAAGTATGACACTCCCAAGTGCTTCAGCACCACTTGCAGGGCCACCACCACCACCTCCAGCAACTACTAAAATGGTTGCAGTTTGATCACTAGCACCACTAAGAAAATTAGTCAATAAAAGTTGTTGAATACCTGTCATAATTTAACTCACATTTCCTGTAATTATACATCCTCCAGCACTTGTAAATAATACTGAAGAAACTCCATTATTAGCTATTGTAATTAAAGCAGTTGATGTTTCTGCACCTGCAACAAAAGCTAGTACCTCTGCTGCTGAATATGTAGTAGTTGAATTAGCAGACTGTCCGTGACTAACTACTGTAAATATATCTCCTGCTGAAAAAGTACTTCCTGGTATTTCTAAAGTTTGATCCGAAGAAAATAAATGTATAAAGTTACCTACGTCTGTAGTAGCAGCAGTATGTTTACCTGCTGTGGTAATATATCTAGATTGTGGTACTGCTCTTAAATTACCATCTACATCAAGATAAGTCTTATTAGTTATAGTTGCTGTTCCTGCTTCAGATACTAATGTAGAGTTAGCACCTTTTGGTAAAAGCATTTCATTAGTAACTCCCTCACTATGGGGTTGGGCTATCACTTTTTGTCCATGTGAGTTGTCTCTACAATTAAGTTGGATTCCACCCTCATTAGAACCGCCACCTTTTATTTCTAATATTTTTGAAAAGGAAGACACCGTTATACTACTTACCTCATTAGTAATGTCTCCTTCAACTCCAAGAGTAGAAGCTACAGATACAGCACCTTTAACATTTAATGTTCCTTGTGCTGAAGTGTTACCTTGTATATGGAAAGTACCACCAACTGAAGCATTTTTAAGAATACCTAAATTACCTGTAGTATTTGCTGTTGCAAAAGTAAATTCATCTGTTACTGCTAAAGTACCAGTTACAGAAGCATTACCAGTTATACCTAATGTGCCTCCAACAGAAGCAGCACCAACAATACTTAAAGTACCTGCATTAGCTTGATTATTAGTAACTACTAATGTTCCACCTACAGAAGCATTTTGTCTAATGTCTAAAGTGCCTGTTCCTGATATGCCACCTGCTACATCTATATCTCCAGTTAGTACCATTGATCCACCAACTGATGCAGCACCTACATTGTCAAATCTATCAAGACCTACATAATCATTTGTAACTGTTAATGTACCACCTACAGAAGCATTTCCAACTGAACCCATTTCATCTTTAGCAATAATAGCATTTGTTACTGTAAGTGTTCCACCTACAGAAGTATTACCTACAGCCTCTAATGTTCCTGCATTTTCTTGATTACCTGTTACTTTTAATGTACCTCCTACGGAAGCATTACCTTTAACTGCAAGTGTAGATGCTCCTGATATAGCTCCAGTAATAGTTGTAGCACCGCCTACTGATGCTGCACCTTTAACATCTAGTGTTCCAGCACCTGAAGCATTGCCTGTTACTGTAAATGTACCACCTACAGAAGTATTACTTATAACATTTAAAGTAGTACCTACAGAAACAGAATCAGATATTCCTAAACTTCCTGTTACATTAGCTGTAGCAAAGTTAAATGTGCCACCTATACTTAAAGATCCATCTACAGAAGCATTTCCACTAACTCCTAAACTACCTCCTACAGATGCAGCACCTACTACACTTAAAGTAGAACCCATAGTTACTGCACCAATAACATTAGCTGCATCAGCAGATATATTATCTAAATTAGCAGTACCATCAAGATACAAATCTTTAAATTGTTTAGCACTACCACCTAAATCTAAAGTATTAGTAGTTGCTGGAGATAAAGCTGTAGCACTAATTTCTAATTGTTGTGCTGGGCCAACTTTCACAATAGCTGCACCTTCAGCAGATGTGCCATCATGTGAGTGTCCATCTGTTTTAAATGCATTAACTATTGCATCAAATTCACCATCTAAATCTGATGCATTAATTACATTACCATCAGCAATATTATTGCTGGAATCATTTCTATTGTAGCCTGTACCCATTTTAAATTACCTCGTTATTATCGTCTATCAAAAGTGCCATATTCTAATGTTGCAGCATCTAAAGAATATGAAGGGTTTGAATCAGTAGATGAAAACAATACTGATACGTTAAATCCTGATCCTACTGTTTGTGCTGTAAATTTCTTTTTTAATCTACCACCATATACTGCTGTACCATAAGTAGAAGTGCTTCTACCATATACACCTGCAACTCCTGATGTTGTATTAGATAGTGCTATTGATGCTGGTTGCACACTACCTTCTTCATTTAAATCAAACTTTAATCTAGCTGTAGTATCAAAACTACCTGAAGGCTCTGTATATAAATGTAGTTTAAAAATAGTTTTTCTAAACTCAGGATCACTTAAAGGTACAAAAGGTGATGCAAATGTAGCCTCTATAGCAGTACCATCAAAAGTATTAGTTGTATCCATGTTATATACAAAACCATTTGTATTTGCAAATACTATTGTTTCAGTTTTAGCTTTATAATTACTATCTGCAACAAATGCTTTAAACCCTCTAATTTCTGACCAACCAAACATAGTACCTTCTGGCCCTGCTAACTGTGTTCCTATAATACCAGTAGCAGCAGCATCACTAATATTAGAATTAAATCCTAACAATCTATATTGAGATTTATTTTTTATAGTTACACTCATAAAAGAATCATTAGAATTAATAACATCTGTTACTTCTTTTTGTATAGTTTTTGATATAACTGCTAAATCAAAATCTCCTACTTTATCTGATCCACTTAAAGATCTAATACCATCAGGCCCAAGAAATACTACATCTCCTGCAACCTCTCTAATAGTATCTGAATCTATACATCCTATATTTCTAGTTACAGGTTGTAAAACAAAATCAGCTATAGTATTACCTACTAACCTATCAATTTTATTTTCACTAAATATAATTAACTGATCTCTAAAAGCAATTAAACCTGTTATGTTAGAACCTACACTTATATTTCCAGCACCATTACCTGCATCAAAATCATTATCTGTATAAGGTGCAGTAAAAGTTAATACATCTCCTTTAGCAAAAAATAATTGATTCTTATATGATGCTGTATGAGATGCACCTAATACATCATCAGGTGCTCCTGTTAAAGGTGTATAAGTAGTTCCATCATAAGTAAATGGATAATTAGTACCATCTACACCTGCTATCTTCTCTGTTGTACCTATTCTATATTTAGAAAATCTATTTATATTAGTAGCTGCATTTACTTTTGCTGCTGTTAAAAATGTTATTACAGCATCATCACTTGGGCTACTATTTAAATCAGGTGATATAGCTATTGCTGATTCACCTGCTGCATTAACTGTAGGTTTAGTTGTTACTGTATAAACTAAAGCTACACTTGCAATAGTAAATGTATCTCCTACTTGTGGTGCTGATGTTAATCCATCAACATTTAAAGTTCCACCACTTTGACTACCACCATTTACTCTAGGTACTCCATATTGACTTACATTTATTTGTGTAAATCCTGAACCTGCTGAACTATAAACATTATTATTTCTTACTGCTATAACTGTTGATTCCCATGCAGCTAATCCATGTATAGCTTCATTAGAACCACTAGTAAAAGTTACATTAGCTTGATCAGCAGGGCTACTATCTAAACTAGTAGTTAAAGTAAGTGTAGCTCTTTTAGTTGTACTACTATAACTTACACCTCCTGATGCTACTGTATATGTACCATCTACTCCTGTTATTGTTAAAGTATCTCCTACTACAGGTGTAAAATGTACATTCCCTATTATTAATGTTGTACCTGATTGACTAGCTCCATGTACTTTACAAACATTAAAACCTGGAACTACATTATCATCAAACTTATTATAACCTAATATTTTTTTATAACCACCTTCTACTGAAGGTTCAAAGTTTCTTAATATTCTAGCAGTACCTGGTTGCTGTATACCATGCTGTAAAGGTGCTAGATTACTTATTAATCCACCTTTAAACTCAAAAGCATATGTTTGTAAATTATCAGGCATTAAGAAGCCAATCTATAAACATATGTACTACGTTGTGTTCTTGTTAACATAGTTGATCTAACATAAGTATTTTTATTAATTAAAACAATTCTCATGTTTTTTAAACCATCTTTAAACTTTTTCTCTGCAACCATTGCATCTTGTGTATTGCCTCTAAACATATAGGCATAATGCATAGCACCATCAACAACTACATTTCTATATATCTCAGGTATCTTAGGCACATCAGTTGCATCTATTAAATCTGTACTAGTTAAATAATATTCATATACTAAAGTATAAGCTTTATTAGGTGCAGGTGATAATATATATTCTAAACCATGCCCTTTAGCTACATATACAGGAACACTTCTTAAACTTGTATCACTTGTATACTCTTGTTCAACAAATCTATCTAAGTATTCTTCATAGGTTAGTACTTGTAACTTTTGTGTTCTATTACCTAATGTAGTATCTTCTTTAACTCTAAAACTTTCAAAGTCTAAAACAGTAGCATTAGCAGGAAAACTATACCTAGTAATACCAGCAGTTAAAGTATCTTCTTGTTCAACAAAGTTATAAGGCCACTCAGGATACTCTTGATCTATTTCTTGTATTGCAGCATTAACACTATCTTTAACTTGTGAATAGAATCCTACTGCACTAGCAAAATTAGAACTAGTAAGTTCTACTTCATTAAGTCTACGATTAACTTCATTAACAAGTCCTAAAAAATTATATGCCATTATGTTTCCTTAATAGGAAGTAATACTGTTCTTTCAGCAATTGTTCCAGTTGTATCTGTTATTTGACAACTAAATTTATATTTAAAATTATTAGTGCCTAATGCCACATTTATAGTGGCTACAGTATTAGTATTAGATTTACCTACAAACTGTATTCCATTTACTACATCATTAACACTAGCTAATTCAGTTTTAGTTCCTGAAGCATTATCAACAAACCAAGTAACAGAACTAATAGTAGCTTGATCATTTAAATACCTTGACCAATCCATACTAAAGTCTACTGTTTCATCAGGGTCTTTACTAGGCCATGTAAACATATTAAGCTACCTTTACTGTTCTATCTGAAGATGTAGTTGATCTATGTACATGAACTGTTCTACGTCTTTCATAGTTATCAGCTACTGCTGTATAGTCAAATTGTGTTGCAGTAATACTTTCTTCACCTAATACTGAAGTTGCTTTAACTCCATCAGGTGTGACTTTTAAACCATTAACAATTGCATAAGTAGATGTACCATATCTAGCAACACCATATACTTCTCCTGTACTATCTAATACAGTAATTGTAGCCATTTTTATTCAAACCTTATAATAGCTGTAGTACTGTCTGCTGTAGGAAAACCTACTATAAAATTAGCAGTTGTTGTTGTTTTATCTGCACTAAAATCTAATACACATATAGCATTAGTAGTACTAGATGTACCATTTGTAGTCGAGTTATACACTAAGGCACCTCTTGTTGTAAAGGAAGCATTAGCAAATGTAGCATCATCAAAACTA